TCACCAATGCAGACATATTGGAAAAAAATATCATCCCAGCAGGAAACGCTGCGCTATCTGGATTATCGACCTATGTCGGAAACCCCAATGCTGAAGCTGCTATTCTGGCTATCTCCGTTGAAATCTTCCAATCCAGAACCGCCGCTGGCGGATCAATCGAAGGCGTAGATTTTGCAGTTACTCCTTACCGCCTATCTAAGAATTTACTTGCCAAAGTAACTGGGTTACTTGGCCCATATCTTGATGTTGAAACTATGGTCGGCTAATGCCATCAACAATTGCCACAGATGTTAGAGGCGCGATTAAGACTGCTTTGGCTGGATGCACCGCTAATATTTATGACTCAGTTCCAGAAGCGCCAATAGTCCCAGCAATTATCGTCATTCCAGACTCGCCCTATATGGAGCTTGAAGTCTTAGGCAAAGCAACTACTCGCGTCAAATTAAATTACACCATAACTGCTTGCGTTGCGTATTTCAGCAACGCCGCTGCTCTGGACAACTTAGAGCAATTAATCATCAGTATTCTTGGAGCGCTAAACGCTTCCAAGTATGAGTTATCAATAGTCGAAAGACCTTCGGTAACAGAAGTAGGAACTACGACCCTGCTAGTTTCAGATATACGCTTGAGCGTCCGCTACGAGCAAACCGCATAGGAGACCCAAATGCCAACTACAGTAATAACTGGGCGCGATGTAACCTTTACACTCGATAGCGCTAGCTACGACGCCCAAGCAACAAGCGCGGTATTAAGCTGCGACACAATTATCGAGACCTATCAAACCCTCGATGGTCGCGCTTATAAATCCGTTGATAAGCAATGGACATTCACAATTGAACTGCTACAGGATTGGGGAGCTGCTAGCTCACTATTCGAGGCAATGTGGGCAGATGCTGAGTCAGCAGCTAACACCACACTTGCAGTTTCATTCACCGCCGTAACTGGCGCAGTATTTGCTTTCAATGTATTGCCAATCTTCCCAGCAGCAGGTGGCGCAGCTCCATCAGCGCTAACTGATACTTGGACGATGACGGTAGTTGGAACACCTACAGAGACCTTCAGCTAAGAGATCGGAGCATCGGGAGCTATGAAAATTTCAATAACAATTAAATATAGCTCGGGCGAGTCAGCAACTTATCAGGCTGGCTTGCCAGAGTGGGCTAAGTGGGAACGCAAGACAGGCAAGTCGATTTATTCAATGAAGGATATATCGGCATACCAGCAAGCGGACTTCTTAGATCTTGCTTACTTTGCGTATAAGCGCGAAGCAGCAGGAAAGCCAGTTAAGTCTCAAGAGATTTGGGAGCTAACAGTCGAAGAGATGACGATTGGAGATGAAAGCCCAAAAGTTACGAGTCCGGAAGCATCAACCGACTAATAGTCGAGATTGCAATAGCAACTGGAATCCCGATGACTTACTGGACTGATATAGATCAAGTCTTAACGGCGATAGATATTTTAAAGGAGCGTAGCGGTGGCAGATGAGTTACCAATCAGTTACGACAAACGCGAGCTCCGCTCAATCATTACCGCTTTTAAAGCGATGGATGATGAAGCCGTTAGCCAAGCTAAACGAGAATCTAGCGCGCTGGCTACTTACGCAGCCAACGAAATTAAAGCCTATGGACTTACTAGAACCTTTGGCCAAGAAGCCGTCCGAAGAATTACCACAGGCGTCAAAGTATCGGCCAGTTCCAAAATCGGAGAGTTCTCATACGGATTTGCTAGTCAGCGCTTTTCTGGTGGCGGTAGCACACAAAAACTCTGGGCAGGTTATGAATTTGGATCTAATCGCTTGCGTCAGTTCCCGAGAAGAACACCCAGCAAAGGTCGCGGCAATGCTGGCTACTTTATCTACCCAACCCTTCGTAAGATTCAGCCTGAATTGATTAAGAAATGGCAAGAAGCATTTTCCAAGATATTGAAAGAATGGGATAAGTAATGGCTGGCAGTAGAACACTTAAACTCTCGATTCTTGCTGATGTCGATGATTTAAAAAAGAAGCTTGATACTGGCTCAAAAGAGGTTGAAGGCTTTGGCGGCAAGATGGAGAAATTTGGCAAAGTGGCAGCAGCCGCCTTTGCAGCAGCAGCGGCAGCAGCAGCGGCCTATGCAGTCAAGCTAGCCGTTGATGGCGTTAAGGCAGCAATTGAAGATGAGGCTGCTCAGCTTCGTTTAGCCAATGCTCTTAAGAATGTTACAGGGGCAACAGAAGCTCAGATTTCAGCAGTTGAGCAACAAATACTTAAGACCTCTTTGGCTACTGGCGTTGCTGATGACCAATTGCGTCCAGCGCTTCAGCGCTTAGCAACTGCTACAGGATCAGTAACTAAGTCGCAAGATTTATTAAACTTAGCCTTAGATATTTCAGCTGCTACTGGTAAAAGCGTTGAAACAGTATCCAATGCTTTAGGTAAAGCTTATGAAGGTAACACAAGCTCTCTTAGCCGTCTTGGTATTGGTTTATCAACTGCCGAAATTAAGACCCTTGGATTAGAAGGCACAGTTAAACAATTAGCAGACACCTTCGGGGGCGCTGCCACAGTTCAAGCCAATACCTTTGAAGGTCAGATAGCCAGACTTAAAGTCGGGTTTGATGAGGCCAAGGAATCAGTAGGAGCTGCTTTGCTGCCTACTCTGCAAAAGCTTTTAGATTATTTTATCAATACAGTTATCCCTAAGTTTATTGAATTTAAGGATGCAGCACTCAAGCCAGTTACCGATGCTATTGCTCGCAATAAGGATTCTCTGACTACGCTTTATAACTTTATTAAAGATTTCGTAGTCCCAGTTCTAATTAATAACCTTGGCGCAGCACTCAGTTTTATTGGCAAGGTTGCAGGTGGCGTTTTAGATGTTATTGGCTTTGTAGTCAATGGGATTAAGAGCGCAGTTAATTTTGCTATTGATGCAATTAATGTTCTTATTCGCGCTTATAATGCCGTTCCGCTTCTACCAAATGTTTCGACCATTTCCAAGCCATCATTCTCAGCTCCTAGCACTCCAAGCAGCTCAACACTTCCAAAGATTGCTACTGCTCCAAGCCCAAGCATCCCAGCAGCTCCTAAGCCATCTACTACTCCAAGCGCTCCATCAGCTTCTACTCCTAGCGCCCCATCAACGCTAGTGCCAAGTGGTAATGCAATTCCATCTGGATTTAATGTTGCTGCCGTCAGAGCTGGCGAAGAACGCGGTAATGTTATAGTCAATGTAAATGCTCCATCCGCCATTGATGAAGAAGGATTTACTAGAGCAGTTATCTTGGCCCTTAATCAAACTCAAGCTAGAACGGGTGGCGGCGGAAGTCAGCTAGTCCTATGACCCTTTGGAATCCCGTTTATCGCGTTAAGGTTAATGGATCAACAGTTACTAGCGCGACTCTTAGCGGCCTAACTATAACTTCTGGTAGAACAGATATTTATTCCCAGCCAGTTGCTGGGTATTGCAATCTGACCCTTATTGAGACGGCAGAGGCATCAGTTCCTTATGAGATAAATGATGCAGTTACTATTGAGGTTCAAAATTCCGCTGCAACTTATGTAAATCTATTTGGTGGTTTCATTACCGATTTAGGTATTACAGTCCAGACTTCTGGTTCAACTGCGACCAGTCAGCAGATAAAAATAGTTGCAGTAGGAGCTTTGGCTCGACTTAATCGCGCCGTCTATGTTGGCAACTTTGCTCATCAATTTGATGGAGACCGCATTGAGGAGCTTCTTAGCACAGTTCTATTTAATCAATGGAATGAACTGCCAGCAGCTTTGACTTGGGCAACCTATGAACCGACTACTCAATGGCAAGATGCAGAAAATAGCGGATTAGGTGAGATAGATACCCCCGGAGATTATGAGCTTCATTCTGAGAATGGCTTGGATGATACAGTTTATAATCTTGCTTCTCGCTTTGCTACCAGCGGCCTTGGGTATCTATATGAGGATTCGCAAGGTCGCATAGGTTATGCGGATTCAACTCATAGATCACAATATTTGTCTGCTAACGGCTATATTGACTTAGATGGCAATCACTCTATTGGCCCCGGACTTTCAATCATCAAGCGAGCTGGCGATGTTAGAAATTCTATAACAATAAGCTATGGCACTTCTGGCGCAGAAGTAACTGATGAGGATGCAGCTTCAATATCTGAGTATGGCCTTCTTGCTTCTACCACATCGACCACACTTCGAAACCAAGGCGATGCTGAGGCTCAAGCAGCCTTCTATTTACTGATTCGCGCTTATCCTCAATTTGGCCTGCGCCAGATAACCTTCCCACTAGCTAGCGGTGAAATCGACAATTCAGACCGAAATAACCTTCTTAACGTATTTATGGGCCAACCGCTTAATATCATTAACTTGCCAGCCAATATGGTAGGCGGTGAATTCCAAGGATTTGTGGAAGGATGGACTTGGACTGCCAGCCTAAATCAGCTAAACCTGACTCTAAATGTATCGCCTATCGCTTTTAGCCTTCAGGCATTTAGATGGAACTCAGTCCCATTGACTGAGACTTGGAATACAATAAGCCCGACTTTGGACTGGCTCAACGCTACAATAGTTGCATAGGAGAATAAATGGCAACGACTACGAATTACGGCTGGACTACGCCTGACGATACTGCATTGGTCAAAGATGGCGCTGCCGCCATTCGAACCCTTGGCAGTTCAATTGATACGACTACAAAAAATCTTAATCCTTCAACTACTTTAGGCGATATTGAATATAGATCTGCTACCGCAAATACTAATACTAGACTAGCCATTGGATCTACTGGGAATGTTTTAACAGTTTCAGGTGGAGTCCCAGTCTGGTCAGCCCCTACTGGTGGTAGTTTTACTGAGTTAGCATCGGGCTCATTGCCAACAAATGCCAACAATTTTACTATTTCAAGCATAAGTGGTGCTTATACCGATTTAAGAATTGAATTATCAGGAGCTCGAGTTACTACTGATGATAATATTTATTTGCGTCTAAATGGTAATAGCGGAAGCGTTTATTTTGCTACTGATTTTGAGGGTTCCGGAGTTGCAGATTCAACTGCTGGGACAACTTGCAGATTACAAGGTAGCACCGATTCAGCAACTGGTAACGGATTTACCTATGCAATAATTTTGGATTATACAGGCAGCCATTGGAAAATAATTAGAAGCGCCTTTATGGTTCCAAATGCTTCAACCCCTGCCAATGCTAGAGGGCAAAGTTATTTAAATGGATCAACTATTACCGATGCGATTACAAGCATTAATTTCTACACTGAGAGCACAAATAACTTTAGTGCTGGAACTTATAAACTTTATGGAGTCAAATAATGAGCAGACCATTAATCGTAGAGCATAATCTTGAAACCAATGAAATTGATGAGCGCGAAATGAATGATGCAGAATACGCTACATATTTAAAAGATAAAGCAAACTTTGAATCATTACAAGAAAAGAAAGAAGAGGCAGAAGCGGCTAAAGCAGCAGCAAAAGCCAAACTTGAAGCTTTAGGTTTAAGTTTAAATGATTTGAAAGCTTTGGGCCTTGGCTAAATTATGCGCGGCTGGTATTCAGCTTCGGGAGCAAATCGATGACGATTATCCTGATCGCGATAGGAAGTCTGATGGCTGGATTGCTGACGCTAGGCATCTTGCTAAAGGTAGTTCTGACCATATACCAACAGATGGAATCGTTAGAGCTTTAGATATTGATGCTGATTTATCAGCTCACAAAGAAGAGGCTTACGCGCTAGTTGAGAAGATTCGCAAGTTAGCCAAGAAGGGCGATAAGCGAATCAAATACATAATCTACGATGGAAAGATTATGAGTCCGATATTGGGATGGAAGCGCAGAGCTTACAAAGGCGCTAACCCTCACCGGTCGCATTTCCATATTTCATTCACAACTTTGGGAGACAAAGATGGCAGTTATTTCAACCTCGAAGGAGAAGGTAATGAGCGACTTAAAGAAGATGGCAGAGAGCTGGGCAAAGACATTTCTAGCAACGGCACTAGCGACTTATCTAGCAGTCGGCCTAGATGTCGATGCAATTGCCAATGCAGCTCTCGTATCAGTCTTGCCTAGCATCATCAATTGGCTCAACCCTAATTACGAGAGATACGGCAGAATCAAGTAATGGCGGCTCCCGAGCTTGCAACGCTAGTTGCCTCAGTATTGGGATCTATTGCTCTACTGATTGCTGGCCTTCGCTACATAATTAAATTGGAGAATATTCCAATAGTGTCGCGCCT